CAGTTCTCCCAGGACTTTCGCGGCAGCCGAAGAAGATGTCAAAGTTGGGTTCTTGGAACCGTCCAAAGTACGGAGCCAAGAGAAGGTGTCGGACTGGGGCAACTGGTCCTCAAACTCATCTGTTCCGGCTGCCGCAGCGGCAGCAAATGTTGATATTTCTGATGCAGCGGAAACAATCCGTGCGGAAACTAATTCTGTCATCTCATCGACGGTCACCTGTCGTTCGTTGCCGTTTTTATCCACAGCTTTGAAGCCAACTATATTTTCTAAATTCAAATCACTCATAATATCCAAATTTTATAAAGTTCTTATATAAGTTTTCCACGCTTTTGAAGTGCCGCCAATCGATTTGTACAGCTTCTTCCTGCCACCTTTTATCTTGTACCGGGAAAGGTTGCTTCCGTCGTAGTTCACGGGATAATCCAAATTGCCCTCGTTGGCATACGCCTCCATTTCGTATGAGATGGTATAATATGCCGAACTCGCAGGATGGCAGATAGGGTTTCCCTTAACCCACTCGACAAAATACCGCCAGTAGTATTTTACCCATGAGCCGATAACCTGTGCCTGACGCAGGTGTATGGTTTCGTGCGTCAGGCTTTCCTTACCCGCATAGGTCTGCATATACCTATCTATGTTCTCCTTGTTCTCGGCACGGTATATCATCCGTCCGCACCACATCATGAAACGGTATCCCTTGAAAGGATAATGCTTCATGGAAAGCAGCTCAGGAGTATCAAAATCACCCGGCTTGCTTGAGAACAGCATCTTGATTAATTGCCATAATTCTTTCATAAGCATATCTTTTATGTTATTAAATCCATACGTGTTATATACCAATGGTTGTTAAAGGCTATCATCTCCAAGACATAAGGCCTTGCCATCTGAATTTCTGTTTTATTATTGTAAGCTCCCACAAGTCCACAGAAATAGTTCGTAGCCTTGTATTTATCCGGGTTCTTGGCCGCCCTTGATGTCAAATCGACCACAAACTCCAGTTTCAATCCGTTCCATGATGATGCAGGAGGGAGGGTTATGGTTCCGCCCAAACCGTCAGCAGAGAAGAATGTAGATCCCTGAGTAGACGGATTCACGGTCATATTGCCTTCCGAATCAGCCAGACTATCCATATCGCTTCCCGGTGAGTAGAGAAGAGTGGCGGTGATAACACCCGATACGTTGGTATTTCCCGCTGCATTCCACGATATGTTTCCGTCAGCCAGTTTCCCTGACCCATCTTCTTTCAAGAGCACTTTACCGCCCCCCAGTTTGATATACGCATCATTCTTCTTGCCGGACATCTCCATGTTCCCGTTCTGGCTCTTCATCATGCCATTTTTATACATAAATCCGGCTACATTCGCACCATCGGCAAACAGGGTGTCAGTAGCGATATTCACAAACTTCTGCATGGCTTCCCAATTGGAATCACCGTTGACAGATGTGGGTGCATCGGTAACGGAAGCACCGTAATTCTTTACAAGGAAATTATAATAAACTCCCCCTATCAGATATATGACCTTATCCCGGTAATCCGCATTCCAGACATAAGTCTGTCCTGATGCGAATACACCTCTGTCACGGGGAAACGCCCCTGTTGCTCCGGTTGCTCCTATGGCACCATCATTTGCAACACCCACCCCTTTTTCAGCGACAAAATTATTATTCCATGCGTTCGCGTCCGATGCGGATTGATAAGCCCGGACGGCAAACTGGGTGTATCCGGCTGTCGCAGGTACGGATATCTGATTGCTTAGGGTAGCACCTACATGAGCCAGCCAGCTTCCGTTGTATTTGCGGGCTGCCAGATAAAGCGTGCCACACGTGCTTACATTGCCTGCCACATTCTGTTTGCAAGTGACAAGGAATCCAGACGGGGATGGCGTGCCCGTACTGGTGAAGTTGATCACGCTGACAGGACTGTCCAGCCAGTAGGATGCCGACGGTCCGACGGGGGCAACCATCTCCTGCCAGTCCGCATGTACCGTCCGGTTCGCAGATCTGCCGGCGAGGATGTATCCGCCGTCTCTTTTCCTGCGGAGTCTGCCGTTTCTGAACTTGGCGATTTTAATCGGAGGGTTGGAGGTTTCAACCTTGCTTAAGTAAGATCCTCCGGCAAACGATACTGTGCTGTTTTTCGCATACGGAGTGTTGGCGGACTCCCAATGACCTGCGGCTGTGATGCTCTCACCATCCTTTCCGTCACTGCCGTCCACAACCATCGGGACAGTCTCGACATCAACCGCCTGACCGTTCACGTAGAACACGAACTTCAAGCTACTGGTAAAATTACCGGAAGCCACCCCGACACCATCACCGATGGGAACCTCGGCCGCACCGTCACGACTGTACTTCAACTCCCCGTCCGTTGTGGCCGTAGTGACCGCACCGACTGTCTTCATACGCCGACAGGATACCGAAGCCACACTGTAACCGCCGTTCTTGTTCTTGCTGACCATCGTGGCCGAAGTGACAAGGCTATAAATTACCGCATCGGAACCGTCCGCCCCGCCACGGACACCAGTTATCTTGAAAGTCAGTTCACGGGTATAGAGCTGCCCGTTCTTCATTGCAGCCAGTGTGATGGTGACCGTATTCTGTTCCGGAACCGACTTTCCGGCAGCAACGGATATCGCCACCGCTCCGGTGGCCTTGCTTGTGCTTGCCGTGAAACCGGCAGGCGTGCTGACTGTCAAAGATTCAAGGGTGAGTTTCTCGGTACCGTACCACATGGACACATGGGTAGTCCATGACTGTGCGGAAGTAGTAACGCCGGTACTGGTAAGAGCGACGCTCACCATCTCATTGTCAAGGTCGGCCATGACATTCGACTCCCCGTCCTTACTCCAACGGTGCACAGGGGCCGGAGTGCTCCATTCACTCCATACTCCATCACGCTTCACACGTTTGCACGCCCATTCCACCTGATGGTCGGCATCCACGCCAAGAAAATCATCTGTCCAGCCTTCCGGTATATAATCATCCTGCTGCTTCGATTCCGGCTTGTCAGGGGTAAGGCCGATGATGTTGGTACGGGTGTAGATCCACTCGTAACCTTTGCCGTCCTTACCGTCAGTTCCATCTTTGACCATGACCATCCACAAACCATTCCGGTATATGTAAGTACAATGGTCAGCCGTATTTCGGTAGCTGTCACCCTCCTTGGGATTGGACGGATGGGATGCGAATTCACCAAGGAAGGTGATGCTTTCGCCTTTCAGCTCACGCCCGTCCAAAAGCATCTCCCAGTCTTCATGCACGGTCCAGTCGGCTGACTTCCCGGAAAGGATATAACCGCCATCCTTTTTGCGACGATAACTGCCATTCTTGAACCTTGCGATCCTGATGGGAGGATTGGATGTTTTCACCTTGGAGATAAAAACACAGCCCGCCAAAGTGACCATGGTATTGACCTCGTATGGGGTCTTAGAGGATTCCCAATGACCGCCACCTATTACAGACAGGCCCGGATCACCCTTGTCACCTTTGGCGGCTGATACAAGCCAGTCCGGATTGTTTTCGGATGGCTCGGAAGTAGTGCCCTTGTCATTGACGCACAACCATGTGGAACCGTTATGGGGCACACGGGAATAATACGCATACTTCCTGCCCGGCTCCCAGCTAGGGAAGTCGATAGGAACGCGGACTGTGCTACCGGTAATTTCATCAATTTGAAAAATCAATCCCGTCATGATGATATCCTGCAATACTGCCGAGAACCTGTCGCAGTTGATCCCATTGATGGTCATACCCTTCTTCTTGCCGAACCAGCTCTTCATCTGTGCCGACTCCGGGTCCCAGGTGTTGGCATTGTCAACAAGGGTGATGCAGCAGTTACCGTCACGCACGTCTATGATGATATAAGTCTGACGCTCCTTGTCGGTGAAGTTCCCCGTCTGTCCGAGACGCATCTCGTTATGGGGAACGAACTCATATCCGGGACGCGGAACCATCACGAATGTCTTCTCGTCGTAATCTGCGGAAGTGATACGGTACTGTATTTTCCGGAAACCAATAAAGTCACCGGTAGTGACGTTTTTGTCATGCCAGAAGCCTAGGAGGATATCGTCCGGCTTCTGTCCCAGCGGTACACCATCCTCCAGATCAGGGGTGACAGTATAGCTGCCGTCACTATTGGCGACAAAGCTTTTTATCTTCAGCCCTCCGCCGGGACTTATAGTATTATATCCTTCAAAATAGGTCTGACGGTTGAAACGAAGTTCTGGTACACTCAGAGAGCTGCGCAGGACCAGAGCCTCCAGCTCGGCACGGGCGTCCTCACCGATGTAACCTCCAGAAACGCCGGTAACGAAATCACCGAACTTGGCGTATTTCTTGATGACGGTTCCGCCCAATAATGATAAAAGAAAATTTGTAGAATCCTCCTTGTCTTTGCGCAAAAAGTATTTGGTGAGCTTTTCTATATCAGAATTATCCATGTTTTCTAGAATCCCGATAAATATGCGCCCAATTCTTTCAGCTGTATTCTCTCCTTCTGTAGATGCGTTTCTTACTTGAAAAGCCAGTTTCTTTAATATGTCAACAGAATCGCTCATTCTCCTATTACACGAAAAACAGTTCTATTAGATTTTAATTTCCCTTCACCGTTATAAAGTGGCATACCGCATTCTTTTAGGTAAAGTACGCATTCTTTCAGGTAGCGGTCAGCTATACTACATGCATCGCTATACACCATCATCTTTTCCTTGAATACTGTATGACTGCTATATTCACCTTCCTTGTTTACGAAGCCGAAACGGGATACATTCCCATCTCCATTTTTGACAATACAGGCATAGGTATAATAAGCCAAAGCTACGCGAAGTCCAGTGATGATTATCTTCTTTTTACATTTAGTTTCATAAGTACCTCCGTCAAGCAGTAGCTGGTATTTTTCAGGATTTTTTTTCACGTCAAGGAACAGTTCGTCTCCCAACGCTGATTTGATGTAGATATTCTCCGACTCACGGATGTAGGTTTCTATCTTGTCAGGATCGAGATGTACAGACATTCCGCGAGACAAAGCCGATACCTCATCTGTTGTTATTAGATACTGCTGCATTTCGTACATACTTTAATGGTTCAACACTATAATCATTAGAGGGGTTGACTACCTCATACCAATAGCTGAATATACGGCTAAAGGTACGCTCTATTAAGCGCTGTTGCTTGCTTACGATAGAATTGTAATACTCGAAAGCATCTTCCAAAATATCGCCTGAGAATCCGACTTTACCAATACGGATGCAATACCATGGCTCTTGGCCATAAGCTGAATAAATACGTTCAACCACACTTGCGTCAGTAACGGTAAATTCTTTGTCGTAATTTTGTGAGTTCATATTTACTATTTCAGGCTTTTCCTCATCGTTTTCTAAAGTAACTTCCATGATCTTTGCTGCATTCGTATCACCTTGCAACTGGATGAGTGTATTTGAGAAACTGTCATCATCGTCTGTATCTTTCACTTCGTTGCCTTCTTCGTCAAAGGTTATGTTCGATCCCTTTTTGGTGAATATCATAGCGCCAGGGAAGAAATTATTTCGTACATTTCTGTACTTGACATTGGACAGACCTTCATCGGTACTCATCTCTGTAGCTACTCGGTCACCTTTTCCGACTGGATAAGTATTTTTCCCGGCCATTGACACCCATAGGATTTGACCTTTGTAGTATTCAATGCCTCCGGCAGCTTCTATTTGAGCCAGTATCACATCTTTTTGAGGGTTAAAAACATCTATATAGTCGATGTTTTCTTTCTTGACCTGCAGAGCTTTCCCTTTACGTGTCTTCTTTCCGCTCCAGTCTGGATGTACTGCTATTTTTGCCACATAACCGTTTTCATCTTCTTCTGTCAGACGGCAATTTTCAAATGGTACGTGCTGCATCTCCACTATCTCACAGAAAACATTGTAGTTAACATGGATTGCTATTCCATTGAGTTCGGACATGTCTTTACATAGTAACATGTGCACATCATCCAATGTGTCACCTTTTCGATTGACTACATATTTGGAAAAAGCAACCTCACGGAATCCGTTTCCTTCAATGAAGTCAGCGAAACGGTCTGAGCATTCAGATGCAGTAGAGCTTGCAGCAATGATATTCTTTAATGTCTGCGGATATAGGTTGTCCTGTCCGTAGGCTTGAATTCCTAGATTTTGTAAATAGCTTGTATCAATGCGGTTACTGCTTTTCTTTTTTAGATCTCTTACTCTCATATTCGCGAGGTTTACGTTCGTCCTTTATTTCTTTTATTCAACTTTATCTTCGCCTTCTCCATTCATTGCGTTCACAATTTCAATGGCCTTGCTTAGATGCAGATTCAGAACTTTTTTACTGATTTTCTTGCCGTTGATTTGGAAATCTTTCAACGTGTCAGCCACGGATTCTTCAGAAACTCCGTCTTGTAATGATTCTACCATTGAATCAAGCAGGCTTTGATTGTATCCACATTTGTTAACACGTTCTTTCCAGTCCGTAGGTATATGGGCGAAATAAATTTCACCTTTTGGATTTTTGGCAAGGTACTTTTCAGCAACTTCATCAGTGAGGTTGTCATTAGTGTACATTTTATTGCTTCCGAACTCCGGTTGAAGCAGGACACCATTCTTTAATATATAATTACATTTTTCTTTCATACGGTTATTCTTTTTGATGTAAACAGTCATTTCGATTACAGCATCGCGATAGCAGTCGTTACACGATGTCTTGGTGAATTCTTTTCCTAATACTTCCTTGTACAATCTTTCTATCTCCGATTTATCAGAAGAGGAGTAGGAGGGAAGATCTCCTAGCTCCTTTAATTTATCAACCACTTCTTCTAACTCCATAATCATTCAGCTGGTTTTGTCAGTGTTTCAACAAGCGTTTTTGTCGCATCGTAAGATGTTTTGTACAAGAATAATGCTGATTTGGGAACCTTGGTTTCTTGCAAAGAGATATTCCATCCCCCTTCCGTTTCTTCGGAATACTTGTCATTGCCGATCTCTGCGGCTTTCAAACCTTGGTAGTAACCGTAAACCTGGAAAGCTGAATCTCCCGGATTTTCGGTTTTATTTAACCCTTTGGCTTTATTTTCCAATACAACGACAAAATCACCGTTAGCAAGCCCGTCAATAATGTCATTGCATACATCGGGGTCATTTGCTAATACAACCATGTTCACTATGTTAGTAAACGTGTTACGATAGGTTCCTGTTGCCAAGGTTGTATTGGTACCAGTAAAGGGGGTTGCACCGAATACCTGTACCTTGTAACCTTTTTTACCTGTTTTCAGTGCAAGAGTTTCGATCACATTCTTACGGGTTGCGTTGAATGTAACCGCACCTAAATCCACGTCTGCGCGATTCATTATCACACCTTCCTGTTCCAGCCCGGGAACGATAGGATCATCGCACGATGGTGCGATGTCCTTTTTGATTGTTATATCACATATTGCCATATTTGCTCTTTTTCGTTAGTATGCTACCTGTACCAACTCATCTTCGCCAATCATGGAGCCTAATTTTCCTGTTGAATAAATGTAGTTCTTGCGGGCTTTCTTATCAAACCAGATATCCAAGTCCGACATCGGTTCGGTGCCCTCACATCCATACATCAAGTTCTCAGGAGAACATAAAACAGCACGATGCGGTAAGTTAAGTTTGGTTTTGTTGTTCTGATAGGCTTGAATAAATCTATCCCAAATGGAACATTTAACGATGGTTGTTCCATCGTATTTGCTGACCTCTACACCGTCAAATACAACTTCCCAAGGCATGATTACCTTGTACTTTTCTTTCATATCGTGAGTCAGAGCATCACACATTGACTTGGTGGCGAAAATTGCGCATCCGTCTTTTTGGAAAATCCGGCTGTCGGCATCTTGCAACATCGCATCGAATATTGATGTGGCAATGCCTGTTTCTTTCATCTTTGATTTTTGTAATGCATATGATTCTTCTGCGTTGGCTGCAATTTCAGTGTGCTGTTCGGTATTGTTGGTACAGATGGCAAACAGACGTTTGAAAAAACCGTCACATGTTTTAAATAGTTCGATGTTTACTCCGTCAGTGATTTGACCACCTCCAGTGACAGACGCTGCTGATTTATCTCCAAACCATGTAAAACGCCACATCATTTTCATCATAGCTTCAGACAGCTTCGGCAGTACAATACCGTCCATATATTCGGTCGATGTCAGGTCTCCTATATTTGTTCCCGTTTTAAGGCAGTACTTGGCAATGGTGTTTTCCAAGTCTGTATAGCACATTTCCAAAGGAATTTGCCAATCCCCGATTTCCCATTCCTTTTGGGCGGCAGCGATAGCCACTTTTTTATATTCAGGGTCGCATCCGGAGCCGGCTACTCCGATATCTTCCATTTCACCGATAAAACCTGCTTTTTTACCGTTAGTCACATTGGGCATAAACGTCATAAAACGCTCCATGTCCTCGTTTTGAAAGACTGTTAACTGAATAAGGTCTTTCAAGTCTTTTACAGCCTGATTATCAGGTGTAAGTTTGTCAAAATCTAAAATAGGCATTTCCCCTCCTTTTATTACTTGTTGTTTCTTTTTTCTCTTTCTTCACGAAGTTTTCTCTGAATAGGCGTTTCATTTTCTTCTACTCCTTTTATACCCTTGTTGAACGTTTGGGTACGAGCTGACACTTTATAAGTACTACAATGTTTTGCCAGCCAGTTTTCGCCTCCGGCCATACGGACTGCGTTCAGAATCTTGTTGTCCTCAATGGTACGGGCATTCGTCTTTAGAGAAGCATTCTCAGTTTCCAACTCTTCTATACGGGCTTTTAAAGCTTTCACTTCATCCTCTTCCAATTCATCAGGATCTTTAATTTCTGTAATAACGCCATCTGTCACAATGATAGTCTTTCCGTCAGGCATGACATGTTCGCCATCGGGACTTGCTGTATCTCCTACTTGGGGTTCACCTTCATCTCTTTCCACGGTAAGCGTGTTACCTTCGGCATTTGTCAATTCCATAGATACGACCTGTACGTCTTCAATTTTTTGATAGCCGCATTTGGCCAGCAGCCTGTCTATGATAGTCTGCTTCACTGTTACTTCTTTTTCTTTGTTCATTTTTTTGTTATTAAATGTGTAAGTTCTCCCTTTGGCAGTTGTAGGCATAAGAACGGTCGTGATAAAACCTAATTGTTTGGCTGTTTCACCACCAAACCAACCGGCTTTATTCATTTGGGCTTCGATAACTGAGGCTTCCGATCCTGTGCGTTCTACATACAAAGCTAGCATCTTGTTTTTTTCACTCTCCAAGTTTGATTTTATTGATTCTAGGGTTTCAAGATCAAGGTCTCCATCGTATGAAGCCATATAAGGCTTGTGAATAAGAAACTTTGCATGTGGATAAGCAAAACGTCTTTCTTTTGCAGCGGCCAATAATATCACGGTTGCCATGGATGCACATCGTCCTACTGCAGTACAGCTGATTTGCTTTCCTGAAGCACGTAAGGCGTCATAAATGGCATACCCTTCAACGGCATCACCACCGCATGAATGTATCTCAATATCAATAACGTGGTCATTCGGATCTATCCAAGATAGGAAATTTTGAATATCGGGAAAAGACAATCCCTCTTCACCAGTTAGATACCAATTTTCCATTTTGTCTTTATCCGCAACAATATCTTTGTTGATGTATAATTTCGCCATATATAATCTATTTTGAAGCAAAGGTAAAAAACGGTATATGGCTATAAGAATTTCAGAACATAATAGCACTGACACGCTTTGTCAGTAAAAAAATAGGGGGAAGATTATTCTTCCCCTTATTGAATTGAAACGTCAACGGACAACCTGTCAATGACTCTATAGATGGTCCTTTCTGAAATGCTGTATTCATCTGCCAGGTACTGCATGATATATGCCTTTTTATGACCTTCAGCCGTAAGACGGGTGTAGTCTTTATACATTTCTAGGTATTTAATATCTGATGCATCTAATGACATTTCAGACATTATCCTAAGAGTGTTCCTGTTTATATATAATAGTTCGTATGCTTTCATAAACTACCGCTTTCTTCTATGTATTTAATTCTATTCGCAACTGAAGTAAACTCTTCTACAGAAACGACAGGGGCAGGAGCCATCATCATTCCTTTGGCGACTGCTCTGGCCAGCATATCTTCGCCTAAAGTTTGATTATTCGTTGCTGTTACATTAATAGGTACACCTCCACCCATCATATTGAAGGATGATAGGATAGGGGCGAACATGGACGTAGCTTTGGCAGTTATAACGGATTCTCCATTCGACAATTGTGCCGGAATACTGTCGCTCGTTCCTGTCCCCGGTCCTGTAACCAAACCACCTTCTGCAAATTTAGCACTTTTTACTATCTTAACAGCATTTGCAATGTTAGAAAGGATTGTTGCAATACCTGATGCCATTGTAGCTATACCAAGAATACCTTTCCCTGATTCAGCGGATACCATTTTTGCGATCGCCTTACCTGAATTGATGGCGATCTCTGCCAAAGCCAACATTTTGCTTGCCATAGCAAATCCTCTGTCAGACTCCCCAATTTGTTCTGTGAGAGCTACAAGGCCATTTGTCACCTGTCCCATTGCTTCATATTTAGCTTGTTCTATTTCAATCTCCTTATCGCTCAGTTCTTTTTTGGATTCCAGATAAGCATTCTGTGCTTCCAGCTTGCGAAGATTGAATGCTTCTATACTTTCACCTTCCATTTGCTGCAGGCTATCGAGCTCGGCTTTCTTTTGTTCCATCCTTATACGAAGAATTTCCTCTTCGTTATCATATGCTTGTGCGATTTCCGTTTCAAAGCGTATGCGCATGGCTTCCTTTTGCTTGTTGATAATATTCTGCTCATGAGCTGTTGCCAGTTCGTCTATCTTGGTATTGTACTTTGCTTTAATGGCCAGTTTCATTTCTTCGGTCTGTTCTGTGCTGGTAAGTTCTGCCTCTTGTTGTGCTTGTAATTGTTGTATCTTTAACTGGTATTCCTGTTCGCTGCCTTCCTTGACCGATTCCAATTGCAGGGATATCATTTTTAAACGGTTCTCCAGTTCTTTTTTCAGCTCCTCATCGGACAGCTTGCTAAGCTCCATAGATTTTTGTTGTTCCAAAGCCTTTATTTTGGCGTTGATGGCTTCACGAGCCTTGGCGGTAAGGTTCTCTTCTTGCTTTAAACTGATTTGCAAATCCTCAATCTGCCGGGAATAGTTCAATTCAATCTCTTTCCGTGCTTGTTCTCTCTTGTCTTTCACCAAGGCAAGCATAGCATCTTCTGCTGCCCTTACTGCTTCCAGTTCTGTTTGCTTTGCTTCCTTTGCTTTGTCTGCACCTTCCTGGCGGATAGAGTTTAGGGTGTTTTGCTGCTCTGTCTGACGGGTGTAACTGCTTTCTTCCAATTCACTTAATCTGTTTACTTCTTCGCTTAATTTCCTAAGGTCATCAATAGTGCTTTCCGATATACCGATTTTTCCAATAGCTTCATCTGCTGTAATTGCTCCTTTTTGCATGTCCTCAATGGTCTTAAGGGCTTCCTTTGTTACTTTAGTATATCCGAGCATATTGGCAATTCTTGCTTTCGCTAAGTCTGTTTGGATTTTTAAGTCCTCTTTTTCCATTGCTGCAGCTTTTTCCGCAGCTTTGATACGTTCCTGTGTGGATAGGGTTTGGTCATCTGCAGCTTTTTTCAGCTTCTCAATTTCAGCTCGGTTAGAGGCACGTGACATGGACAGCATGACTTCCCTCTTGTCTATCTCATTCAAGACTTCTGCCAGCTTCCACGCCTGTTTGGTTTCATTGACTATTTCATCACCGATACCAGCGAATATGGATTTGGCATCATTCCCCGCCTGTTTGAAGTTCCCGGTAAACAGATTCACTAAAGCACTTCCCAACTTGCCTGCCCGGTCTATTAAGACATTTACAGTGGCACCCAGAGCCCCCATTATTTTATTGGCTGCTTCCACGCCCTTCTGTGTTTTGGTGAACCATGATACCAAAGATCCTAAAGCTACAATTAATACTCCAATACCAGTTCCAAGTAGAGCAACTTTCAACAGTTTCAAAACTTTAATCCAGCCGGTTGTGGTGGTCGAAACAGTAAGCATTTCTGTTTTTACTCCAGACAAATAATTTCTTACTCCACCCAAGGAGGTCACCATTACATTTATCTGCTGCACGAACGGGATATTGGCATTGGCGGCTTCCATTATAGCTTCCTTGTAATTGCCAACATTTCGGTAATACCGCTGTGTCTCTTCTTCAGCGCCCTTTAGAGCATCAGTAACCTCATTAATCTTGTTTTTCAATTCTGTGCCGCTAGCACCTTTACGTTCCGCTTCGGATAAAGCATCGTATTCAGCCGTTAGGTTTGACAGTTTGGCACGGAGAGAAACAAGGCTGTTTTCTTGTGCCTTCTCCTGCTTGAGCTGATTTTGCATTGTTTTCGTTATAATACGTATCGAATCATTCCAGTCTGCTATATGAATTTTAGAGTCTGCCATTTTCTCGTTATATTGTTTCCTTTCTATGTCTCCAGCCTTTAACTGTTCCTTCAGTTTCGCCTCTGCTTCTTTGGCTTTGTCGATTTTTGTCTGATACTCGGCTATAGCTTTGATAGCCTCATTATAATTCACTTTGATATCAAGTATCTTTTCTACTTTGTCTGCCATAATTTTAGATGTCTAATTGTAATAATTCAACATTTGCTATTCCTGTATTTTCTGCTGTAACGGATAGAATTGCATAATATTTCCCATATTGGGCCAGATATGCTGGAGTGGTCATATCTAAGTCTCTCAAGTCTTTTTCTGTTATTTCTATTTTTTCTTTAATGATTTTGGGGGTATACACTGCATTTTGAAAGCTTGTGTAGAATCTTTTTATGATATCTGTGAACGACAATTGTGTGAAGGTTCCATTTGATAGACCTCCATTGTTTTCCTCGAGAAGTATTCTTGGTTGAACTTTTTGCAGTTCAGCCTTTCCCTCTCCGTCATATTTGTACAATCGTATGAATGCTGTAATTCCTCTCATGTCGCATCCTGCAAATTTCAACTCTGCCATTTCTCTAGACTTCTCTAATGAGCTGATCAAGCAAGTAATTTCTCCACTGTAGTTGCCTTTTACCGTATCATCGTCTTTGTATTTAAGTATATTTCTTTGTGCAAAGCCATCGATAGTGAATTTCATTTCTTTAGGCTTGTTGGCCATATACGATGCTATTACCCGTCTAGTCCAATTGTACGCTTGTTCTTTTTTCTTTATGATATCATCGACAGACATAAATCTTATAATGTTCGTGCCTTCAATAGGATATGCAAATACGCCTAGCATGGTAGATATTGCTTTAATAAAATCAAGCTGTGTCATATCTGGCAAATTTGGTATAATGGGGTAATGACCATTCCCGTTAAGAATACTTTCGTCTGGTTGCTTGGGCGATACAAGGCTGTTTTCCATTCTTAGATTTATGATTCCATCTACACCGTTTGATACGTCTGCAATAAATCCGATATTTGTGAATCCAAACCGGATATCTGTACCTTTGTTTACTGAGTCAGACTCTACACCTTCGAACTCAAACGTAATATTGTAAGAGTTTCCTCCATTGCTTATTATATCCGTATATCCTATGTTGAATATTTCATTGTTCTCTCCGTTCTCAATATAATAAGCTATCATGGCTGCATTGCTGGGATAGAAAGAAGTTAAAGTATGTATTGATACTTTGCCTGAAGCATTGAGCTTTATGGAGTTTCCTTTTGTCTTTATTCCACTAATGAATGTGCCTTCGCTTAGCGAGCTTTTATTTACCGTTCCATAATATGATGAATATTCTTTATTTTCGAAGTAAAGTTCAATAGGCCCGGTTCCTTGGTTAAGGTAATATTTTGCATTCAACCACAGTTCATTCTTTTGAGAGAATTCCAACCCGTCATTTCTTGTCAGCAATGGGATAAACAGCTTGTTCAAGACTGCTTGCTGTTCACTTGGAAAAATGAATATCACATCATTGTCAAGTGATATATGTTCTAAAATCCATGTTGCTTTAACTGCCGGATGATAGGGTAAGTCTTTATCGGCTGAACGTATATTGTAATTTACTTTTGGGAAAAAGAAATCTCCATGACTATCATATTGGCTTACGTTCTTTCCGCTATTCCATTCGATGTAATAATCAGGAAATGGATCATTCCCTTGGCTTTCATAATGCCAACGTTCTTTTAAATCTTGCAGTTTTTTTTCTTCATTGGCAATACTTGAAAATTGTGTTGCGTTTCCCCATATTAATGCGGTTTCAAACACATCAGACGTGCCTATCAAGTATATTTTTGCCCCTTTGATAATTTCTACTCCGTTTCTTATGTATCTAGCGTCAAGGTAAAATGAAGCAACGGAATATTGGCAGGATGGCAGGTCTGCGTGAAGAAATGCAGACTGATTCCTCACTGTGTTTGGAAGTTTAATAGTGTAGCTTGTGTTACTTACAATTTTGCCTATATCGGTGAATATATTATTCTTGTATTTTAATGTGATATTGGTGCTGTCGTCCATATCTACTAATTTGTTGTTGGCACCGACATATAATAATTCATTTCTCATAAGCTCTGCACGTTAGTTTCAGGTAATATAATGTTCGCTTCAAAGTCTTGCAGTGATACCCGCTGTTTGACGAAATTTCCCACAGACACATTTACGGCCATCCATCTGGCGTTACCGTTATCATCATAGCCCATGAACATATCAACAACAGGAGATGTGGCCATTTGGTAAAGGAAGTCATAAGTTATGCTGTCTATTAATGGAGCGCATACGGGAAGTGTCGTTTCTTCCATTTTCCTTTGCTTTCGTCCGCTACCTCCATGGTATCCGTTCTTGTAACTGTAATCCTGCATATTGTTTCTGATGAACTCTCCGTCATTGGATACCTGCGAAGTCTCGTCTCCTTGCATGAATAGCCAGTAACACCACATTCCATGGCGGTTGATCCATCTCAAGTATATTCCACAGTCTGAATTGTCAACCTTACAAGTGATCTTTGTGGCCATATTGAGCAGCCCTCGGAAGGTGAAATCAAAGGTGTGGTCAAAAACAGATGCTGCCGTATTACTTCCAGGTAGATAAAATTCCACCCTGTCTGAAGCATCTATTCCAGCAAGAATGATATTCCATGCATTTTGTCCTGATAATGCGATAGGGGAGCTTTCGGAACCATCTATAGTTACTTTTACATTCCCTGATGTTGCAGAGTATAAGCCTACAGAGAATGGGTAGTTTTTGAACCATGTCAGCACTCGGCTTCCATTATACTGCTCTCCAACCTTACTGGCTCCCCACAATATGAATACGTTGAACTGGAAGCTGTTTTCAAGTGTTCCTGATTCGTTATACATATCAAGCTCTATGCTAAACAGACGTCCTAACTTACTATCTTCGGCGTGAGTTGACTTGTAATCGACTTCTCTGTATTCGTCAAAATAGCTCTGCGTATAGAATGATAGGTCAAAGAAGCAGGAACCACCGAACGTCGCTCTGTTCTCTCTGTCTGATGTGGCTGTGGTGGTGTCCGTTACCGTTGCAGTAACAGATTGATAGTTTCCGCCAAGGATATTTATTATCACAGGATTAAAGCAGAATCCTATTTGGTCAGGATATTCAATTGTTGTATTATCTATCGTATGTGTTCTCATTGTCGAAATTCAGATTTATATGTTCAACTTCTGTTTCATATATAGCCGATACCCTGCTGGCTATATTGTCCACGGTATTTTCTAGATCACGGGAATAGATTTCCTCGTGTTTTCTGTTTCGGTATAGTTCCGTTCCTTCCTTGGCTATCTTTCTAGCGACAAGGTAGGCGAAGGAATCGGGCTTCTTTACTTGTATACCCTTATCTTCCACCCATTGGCGGATAATCTTGTAAAATCCTTTCGGAACTTTCCCTGGCCCACGTCCGGTTTCTAGTACCGCGAATGCCTGCCTGCCCCACAAAACGCCTCCGTCCTCCGACATTTCTACTTTCAGACTGCCCTTTGTCCTTCCACTGGCTACTTGTCCGGCTGCTTCATGGTTGGCTATAATTCGCTTGCGTAACGCTTCCAGCTCTTCACCTATTATCCTTAGGGTTCCGGCTTTAGTTTCTGCTGCCATATACAATCTCTTTCACGCTCTTGTTGCAAATAACAGTACCCATTATCTCTTCTAACTTAAGTTGGATAACTATTCCGGTTACATTAACATCCAGCTTGTCATAGAAAACAGAATAAGGGATATCTCCTGATATTTCTTTGAACATCCCACTCCTGTTCAATAGCAATATGAATTCTTTGGCTTTATTCTTGCATCCTTCTATCACTGCATCATTTTCTGTGCCATCAAAATCGAACTTGGTTTTATCCATGAATGCCATCATACAGTTAGGGCAGTCTCTTAACTGCTGTCTGCCTAGATTAAAAGTTCCGCTTACAGGAAGGAGATTAAGCACTGCCGGCAATTTAATCTTGTCCAGTCTTATATTGGCTGTTTGCCAGTTGTCAAAAAGGTAACTTACACCCTCCATGGAGTCTACTATCTTTTTAATTTTTTGCTCTACCGTCATTTCTTCTTACTTAATATGTTTCTTAATCTACGTTCGAATCTTACTCTTTTGGCGTCCATGTCAAGACATTTATATACTCTGACCCATGGCACGCTGTCTACTTCTGCATGATCAGTGATACCCATGCGCTGCGCATAGTAATCAATCATGCCGAAAGGTCCAAAATTTAGCAATTCGGATCCTGCTTGCTTCTCTTCGGGTGTGGGTGGTACATTAGTCGACGCGAATAGTTTATTTATTCGTTCAACTTCTTTGGCCACCCATTGTACGAATCCCAGTACATCGCTAGCTGGAAGTTGGGATATATAACGTTTACTCAGCCCCATCAGTACAGTACAGGGAACGAACAAGATATCGTGTTCTGTTTCGATGGATTGCAGTTGCATCAGTTCTCCCATATTTATGTCGTTTAGGGTATTTGGTGTCTTATACTGCCCTAGTTGATAAGGTTTTCTCAGTTCATCCAACTTGGTCCTGATAACCTCAGGTTCGATGGCAATGCTGCTTATTGTCAAAAATTCTTTTACTGTCATATCTTTCCTATTTTTGCTTTTGGTCGTTTGGGTGTTGGTTTGATGCGGAATATCATTGCCATTATCAGCATATCAAGGTAATCTGTGGAATGACCTAATATTTCTTTCATTTTTTCTTTGCTGATTATTCCTTTCTTCCGTGTGTCTGCATCAATATGTGCTTGTTTGAGAACTGACAATTCTTCAATGATCCGTTCCCGCTGTGCTTCCGTGCATACGATACGAAGCAATCGATTGTTAATCATCTCAGCCAGTTTGAAGGCACACTCTGATTTCAAATTGTCAAATTCAGGATTAATAGGTCGTGCTCCTCCATGAAACTCCTTGATACCGTTCAGATAGCTTTCAAGATAGTTCCCCAATCCGTCAGAGTCCGCAATCATCTTACTACGAGGAATAGAGCATTCTATCATCATCCGCTTCAGGTCTGTTTCAATGGATTTTCCAGTACTGTATTCCTGATCCAGTTTGATAAAACACACATTCCCTTTCCAATGACCGGCGATAAATCTGTCTCGTCCCTTCATTGCAAGGTCTGCAGAACCGGTAGATTCACCTGCAGGAGCAATGAACTCATTCGTGAACAAGTCACAGATAGCGTCGTAGTTACACAGGGCAGTCGGATCATTATCATACTCCCAATTGCCGAAATATAGGCGTTCCTTTGTTACCCGGTCTTTTGTGTTCCGAAGACTTTCGATGTAGTCTTCTGTTGCCCAAGGATTATCCTGCACCAAAGCTTGGATAAAAGCATAAGGAGCTTGTAATTTGTCTTCTTTCCAGGGCTTGTAGAATTCACGGTATAGCCAGTTTTTCTTTGGGTTGCAGGTGATAAGTATCTTTCCGGGTACATGATATACATCGTTCATGTGGCGGCCGATACGGGTTTTCAAGACTTCGAAGGCAAGGTAGTGCACTTCACCAGCTTCCTCTATCCATCCTCCTGTATATTCCTTAGACCCCAATCGTTCATACATCGGATCTTTCACCGGATAATACGTCAAGTCAATATAAACGATTTCACTTCCGTTGTCGAAGGCTATCCCTTCATTTGTTGTCTTGTATGCCGTGAAGCTGTGAGAAGATGCTACCTTATTGAAGGTCACGGTAACGGACTCACGGCTATCCTTCAAATTATTTCGGCCAACAAACCAGCGAGTACCGGGAAGATAGTAGGCACATTGCATCAGCCATTCACAGCCTAGCCATGATTTACCACCACCTCCGGCACCACCATACAATAAAAATTTCGTTTTGCTGTCACGAAGAAAATTGTATGCCAATCGCTGTTTTAAGTTAACCTTTTGCTCCATATCACTTCAATTTGTCAGCTTCGGGAGTATAGGGAAGAAAGTCAAATCCGTTGAAGGGTTTGCCTTGTGTTGTATGATCCACTTCCTGTTTGTCGGACAACCCTAGCTTTCGGGCTATAATGTTTGCATTGAAAGCGCCAACACAGGCTCCTTCAAATTGTTGAGTCTCGATGGTTTCTTCCACCCGCGCGATGACGTGCAAAAAATCTTCATCATTTTTTTTCATGCATTCACTTCTGAAGCTACTCCACCAACGTGATGAAGTACCTAGATAGATACATAATCCGGTGAGAGAGTAGGGGCGCTGTGTAGGTGAAACTTCTTGTTGTGTTTGCTGTTCATTAACAGTTTCTGTTCTTTTACCTTTTTTGCGTCTAACAGGCATGGTACGTTGTATAGCCTTTCTTGTTGTCCATGGGTTTTCATCACACCATTGGAAATATTCGCACGCCGCCTCCCATAACGCTTCAGGCGTGGCGAAGAGTTTATCCCTGCCATGCTTGCTGCGTAACATCCAAAACTGATTTCCTTTAGGTGCTGCCATTGTTTATAGTGTTTTAAAGATTGGTATAATTTCTTTGTCCAGATCCCATTTGCGATTATTGGGAAGAGGAAGTGTGAATTCATATTGCAACGCTTTCAGATAATCACTCTTACTTGCGCTCCTTCCGTTGGTTGATGCTACTTGAAATGACGAACCTCTTAACTCTTTTTCTGGGCTTATCTTCATTCCTTTATCGAATATGTTAAAATCCTTTCCGATGTAAGCTGTGTTTAATCTGACGATGTCAGCTGTGGAATGATAATGCTGGAAGTACCATTCACCAAAACGGAAGTTGGCTGTGAAGTTCTTTGCGTCAAGAAATACGGCTTTAGAACGATGGTCGTGTGTTTCCTTGCGTTCAGATGATTTCTGGGCGAACAGCAGCGGAATGCCAGACCAGAATATCATTCCTCCGGGCTTGCATAATGCTGATAACGAAAGTAAGACATTATTTTCATCCTCTTCTGAGTTTACAGAGTTCAACACGCTATCGCACACAACCACATCGTACAGCCCGTAGTCCGATAAGGTCTTGCATATGGAAGCACAATCTTGCCTGATTTCCTTTTCATCAATGATGTCCGCTCCATCTTTGCGGTGGAAGAATTCAATGGCGTCAATGAGATAGCCTTTTTTCTTCAGTATGGTTGCGTAATCCTTTTGTCCGGCACCGAAATCGAGTATGCGCATATCCTTGGTGATGTATGGTATAACCTGCGTTTCATACAACGTTGAATGGCTACGCTTGCTTGGAACCCCGTTCTTTTGCCGTAGCCGTGCCTTTTGGGCAAAAGACTGTATATAGGTCTTTCGTTCCAGATGGGAATACTCGAACACTCCATATTCCTTAGAGAAGTATTTGAGCGCGATTTCTTCTTTCCCTTCTGGAAGGACATATACAAGTAGGTCCATACCTAATAGTTTTACCGTTTTGGCATATACTGTTGAGATGATCACTTTCCCGGTATGGTCACATACGGCATTTGCAAACTGGCCGTAACGGAGAATCATTTTCGTAAGGTCAACAACACGTGAGTTGTTTCCTCCTTTGGAAAGAATGGAGATATCTTTGTTGGATATAGTATAAAATCCTTCTGTTCCTTTAGGAAGACTTACATTGATTTCTGGTTGGATTTCCGACAACTCACATTCCGCATAGTTGTGAAGTTGGTTGAACCTTACTTCATCGGTGGAGTTTACACCATCAAGAATAAAGGCTGGAACATGGGTATACCCAAGCAGCTTCATTGTCTTTGTACGTTGGTGTCCTGCCATGATACGTTTATCCGATTGACGTATGATGATCGGTTTGATAATGCCTAATTCCTTGATGGATTTTTTTAAATCTTCTTGTGCTTCATTAGTGAGTAGGCGTGGGTTATATTCTGCCGGGTTCAATATTGATATGTCTATGTATTCCATCATAAGCTAAGTAGATTATTAACAAAACCAACCATTACACCGTTCTCATCCAAATATTCAGAAGCCCGTGCTTTCAGTGCTTCCAGTTCGCTTTCACTGACTGGAATCTTATACCCCTCAAATACTAAATATTTGATATGAGCTCCGGCTTCATAGTTTGCGTTCTTGAGTACATTATGACTGTCTTCTATATCTTCTGAAAAATCTGTCGGATCAGGAAAGCTGATGCCTTCCATACCCCAATTAAGCAACTCGTTACAATCCCAGTCAAACAACTTGGTTATGTCCCATTGTCCGTTGTTAACGTTATCACGTATGATTAGCTCACGTTCCCTTTCCTCGGTCAGGTTGGGAATAAGAACGGTCGGTACTTGTTGCATACCTAGCGATATACAGGCATCATACCTTTGGTTTCCGGCTATAATGATCAATTCGCCAGTACGGTCTGACAGGATGATCGGTCGGGCTTCGAAATAATCCGGATTGTTTCGGATTGACTCTTTAAGTTTGTCTAGCTGTTCATCCGAAATAGTTCTTGGATTGTTTTCCAGTTTCTTCAGTTCCTCTAGTTTTCTGTAAATAATTTCCATAATTGCTTTTTTTGCGTTACAGAAACGAAGGTACTTAATAAGGGAGCTAAGGGGAAAAATGAGGAAAACAAAGTACTGACACGGCTTGTCAATACTTTGTTATGTGTGTTATAATTCCTTTGTTGATATCAATGCCGAATTGCTGGTAAGATAAAGAATTACAGGAAAGTATTTCACTGGTAACCTGTAAAGTCTTGCATTCTTCTTTGATGAACGTTAATATGAAAAGTGGGAAAGATAGATAATGCTTTTTGCAGATTTTTGGAACGGAGTAGAAACGTGACTTTACTTGTTTTCGTTTTCATTTCCATTGTAGCTATCCTCTGATAATCACATATCTTCCGGCGGCTATTTCACTTCTATACTCGACAGAATAGCCCTTGTCTATAAATGCTCTTATGACATTATCGTGCGCCAACTCCGAAATTTGGTGTCTGTCTTTAGCGTCACTTCCAGTATTTTTTGCCCAACAATGAGGCCAGTTATTTCCCCATCCTACGCCATAATGAAAGTAAACACATTCACCTTTCTCTTTGATTTCCGAGAGGATGAAAGATGCAAGTGCGTCTTCCTCGGATTTTCTTCTATTTGATTTTGGTATTTCTATTGTCAACATACTGATTTATTTTTAGCGTCCAACCATTTGTCCCGTCTTTCTCTACACGCCTCTAAGGTAGGCGCACAACAAGCAAAGAGTTCACCACTTTCAGTACGGTAGTCGTACTGGTACATTCTCACTCTCTTTCTGCCTAACTTCGTTGTGTAGGTAGTGTAATTCTCTTTACCGGGTTGGCATACGCTGCAACCTCTTTCGTCGTTAATTGAGTTCATAAGCTATTTATTTTCATTATTTTCTACTTCATTCAGTTTTCTGCCACACATCGGGCAAAAGTTAATCGCTATTTCATCATAAAAAGAAGAATCGGTTGAATATGCGTTGTAATCGACATTAAGCGTTGTTCCAGTGATTGTTAGACTGCAAGTATTACCAAAATCTACAGGTTCAACGATTTCTTTATATCCATACTTTAAACGTCCTTTTCTTGAACGACCTAAGCATCCCCATTCTGTTACCGATTCACCTTTACAGAATTTACAACCGTTACTGTCTGTTATTGGATGTTCTTCTGCCCAAGTAATGCCAGAGCCAAACATATTTATCATATCAGTTCTATCGAACCCCTCTAAGCCGTTCAAATCATCTATGATAGAATTAGCTGCCAATTCTATTTCTTTACCTCTATCCATAATCATTCAATTCTATAAGTTCTCTAACATACATTGTCCGCATTGATGAAAAAAATCATTTTCTCTCAACTTTGAAGCAATTTCATAAGCTATATCATACGCCAGCTCATCTAAATCCTCGCCCAAGTAATATGTCTCGTCTTGCAGGGAGGCGAAATCTTCGTCCTGTTCAATTTGTTTTTTGAAGTAATCAAATCCCACTTTTTCATCTTCAAAGAAATCAGCCCATATCCAACTATCTTTGCTAATGTCATCAAATTGACGTTTGAGAGATTGGTATGCTAATTTTAAAAGTTCTTCGTTCATAATCAATCTATATTTAATGTTTCACATTCAACCGTTCTTCACTCGTATAAGCCACTACAAGCCCAGTTTCATCATGCTGTATGGTGATGTACTTTTCACCCCTCTCTATAGTAGAGAAGTCATAAGGCGTTACCATCTTATCCAATACTTTACCCAGTTGCTTCATTAGTGGGGCTTCAGGACTGATAACTAAAACTAAATCTGCTTTCATAATCGTGCATATTGTGGTAGCTCGAAAGCTACCGGATTAGAACTCAACCAATATCAATCTTTCTAAAGAACCTGATGCTTTCACCCACATATGATTATGTCCGAAACCATAATCGAAAAACAGTTTAAAATAAGGGTGTCTTACTATTAAAGAGCTCATACAGCCTCTTAACTCGTCTTCTGACATACAAGAAGTTATTTCATTGATAATTTGAACGAAAAGGAGTAAAACTTCTGGTTCATTATTCAATAACGGTTTTTCTATAACTGCTTTTAAAAATATATTTTCTTTCATATTCTTCTATATTGCGCAGGGCTTTCGCCCTGCTGGTTAAACTTATAATATTGTAATCTCTTTATTGCCTACTTCTGTATCTACATTCAGAACCTCGTACTTTTGAGCCTTGTAGTTATAAACGACTTCACAGGTATTGAAGCCTCTGCCATCTTCTCTTTGGTCATAAACAGTATCTATATGCTGATACATTTTATTGCCTAACATGAAGTTTACCTTACCTGACGTGCAGAAGTAAAATGCTACTGCATATTTCAATGTCTTCTCTTCATCAATCTTCTTTGTTGCCATATCTTATATATTTTAATTGTTATTCAAACTATGTTTTTATTATCATGATGCAAATATCAAATTTTATTTTGAATAAAACAAATTTTGATAGAAAATTTTTCAAATTATTTTTTGATACTATTCTTTATATATTCTATGTATAATTTGAAAACTATTCCTATCTTTGCATCAAATTATAATTTGAATATCATGCTAAGAGTACAAGAAATCTGCAAACAGCAGGGCATTACCATGCAAGACCTTGCTAAAAGAATGGGAGTGACATATCAGGCCTTGTATGCCGCAGTGTCCGGCAACCCTACCATTGGGAAGTTAGGAGAAATTGCAAAGGCATTAGGTGTAGGAATAACTGACTTGCTGAATGAAGATAAGGAAGAAAACACTGTTGTTTGTCCTCATTGTGGAAAAAAAATTAAATTAGAGAAAGGAGAATAATATGGACTATTTAATAATTGGAATACTGTTCTTCATAGGGAACATTGTTTGGAGTGTTATCTTATTGTGTTTTCAGTCTTACGCCAAAAAGAAAGGAGAAGATTTGGCAACAAAAGAAGATATTGCAGGGATTACTAAAGAAATCGAGTCTGTAAAAGATAGCTATAATAAATCATTGGAAGAACACAAAATTGAACTTCAAAAAGAATTTGAATCATATAAGTATATCAATGAATTGTGTAACAGCATAGATAAGGAATTATTAAGAAAGCTTGTTACTTGCAAAAGGGAAATGGAAAATGATTTTAGAATACATCGAGACAACGATGAGTATGGTTCTTGCGAATCATCAATCCAATCATTATATGATTACTTAAAAAATTATGATGTAAGATATAAGCACAATGAAAACGTAAAACTAATTTTTGAACATTATGAAATAATTGAAGGACTACATGAAAATTATGAGGAAGGATGTGGTCCGTTTGATACACCACAGTACATAAAGGAGCTTGGCAGAATCCATAGTTATGTTGATAGACTAATAGCTATTTTCTTACCAAAATTTTCAATAAAGCCGGATCACTAAACTCCGGCTCATTAATTGATTAGCCCTTTGAATCTTAACCGATTTACGATTTCGGTGTAAAGATACTCTATATCCCCACTAAAATCCCCATAATTCTGATAGAGAAACACGACATCAGCGCAGTTGTCGGAAATTGTACTCTTGGACTGAACCCCAAGTACCCTTGACATCTCTTCGCGTAACCCAGCTGTCATTTTCCCACCGGCAAGCGAACTTGGAGAAAACAGGTACAGGATAATGAAGATGAACTTCTTCCGCTGGGTAACACTATCAATACAAGGGGGAAGACTTCTGCTATTCAATAGCTCAACGAAGATTTTATAGATATCCCTAATAAGGCTTTTATCTCTCAAAATCGGTGAAGCTAAGGTATTTTCTTCTTCTGAAAGTTCTGATTTCTCAATTCTAATCTTTTTAAGGCGAATTATTTTGTTAAAATCCAGTTCCATAACACGATTATTTTAAAAGTAAATAGTATATTTGCATCATAATCGTGTAAGGAAGAGCTGATTCATGGTCGTGCGTGGGTTGGCTCTTTTTCATTCTTCCCCATTCGTGCTGATGAATGGTTTCTTTTCCAAATCATAGCAGGTGATATATACCCGTTTCCCATTAATATCACATAGAGCAAGGGCATATCCTTTCTCCAGTATTTTAACCGGCTGATTGTCGCAATAGACAGTACTTCCAACCGGAACTCTTATAAAATGACGTACTATCATTTGATTATCTTTAGCTTGTTATACCAGTGTGAAGAGAAAGGGAACCACTCGATTAGGAATGATTCCCCGAAAATAGTTACTTTATATAGTTTGCTCATGGATTTTTCTTTTCAAGTATTTCAACACATTTTTTTATCCCATAATCGAAACCCTGTTTATACCCTTTAGCGTATTCTCCAATGTTATATACCGCCATTGCCAACACAAACAGGATGATACCTACAGGCTTATACCAACCGGGAAGTGATATAGAAAACGGCTTAAATGTAATTGTGAGATCTCCAACCCATAATAGGGCGATAATAAATATAATTGTAAATAATATTGTTTTCATAATCATATAAGTTTTAATGCTTCCTGTAATCCTGCTTCAAGTGCTTCTTCGTAGGTATTATAATGGATAATAGGTCTGTCAGACAATCCTACTAAATCATGGTTAGGAATTGTTAGTATATCATATATCCAATAATTTCCATACATATAGGATATTTCGATATGCAGGTTCTTAGTTTCACGAAGCCACTTTTGGGCAACATACAACACTGGACACAAAAATTCAACTGGTTCGTTATCTATTTCCGTACAACATGACATACTTTGCGGAATGTCGTATCTTCTAATAATATTATCGCAACTTATTGTGTGTTCACACTTCCAATTAAACCCTTTCTCTTTCAGCATCTTTGCTGTTTCCAATGTTACAAGTTCTTCGGTCATGGTTATTCTCCTTTCTTCTTTATTCCACTTATTTTTTTGCATTTTATTATTAGAATGTTAGTTTTTATTAGTAAGTTTGCAAAAACTCGTAATTATGGATATTGTATCTTTATTTTTATCTATCATCGCTGTATCGGTTACTGTCTATAATTGCTATAGACAATATTTTAAGAAAACGGAAGGGATTGCTTTAACTATATCTGGTGCTCTAATTGAAAATAACGAATTAAAAGTTTGTCTTCTTTATACAAACATAGGAAATCAAACTGCTACTATCACCAATGCATCTATTTTATTAGATACAAATAGTCTGGGACATTATAGTAAGGAAAACCATGCATCCATTTGTGATGGGATAACTCCATTTACCCTTTTTGAAAAAGGGCAAAAAAGCATAACGATATCTTATCGATTACCAGATTTTAAAGACTTAGATATCAATAGTATATCCATTAGGATTCTATCTGCTTATACTAACAGGGAAGGGATATTATTTAAAGATAATCATTCTGTGGGGCACTTGAGTACTAACGACACAAAAAAATGTTTTGTATGTGTTTCAACAGATACTCATAGGTTGTCTCAGAATAGAATCATTATGTCCATGCAATAATTACTATTTTCTAATCTGTTTAAATTCTGGTAAAACACCGAGATATAAGTACTGATTATCATCGGTTCTGTACACTGTGATGTAATATAATACATCGCCTTCATTTTTAATGGCATCGCATCTTTGCATAAGGTCTCTTGAGCAATATGCAGGAGGTATGATATCCGCTATGTAGTTGTATAACCTTTCGTCAATATAATCACCTGGGCACAAAAAACATCCAAATCTTTATCCTGTTTAGCCCATTGTTTAAAAGTCTTTTTCATTTCTGTTTCTGTTTTGAGGGTTATTCACTATCGTATTCTGATATGATTTCCAAAATATCGCTTTGTATTTTTTCATCAGTTAGCATGTGCTCAACTAATTCTTTTAGATGCGATGGTCTGGCTATAATACACTTCGCTATGTCATTGTTATCGGTAGCCATTATTATAATTCCACCTTCATGAGTCTTAGGTAGGCGTACTGCCATTTCTTTAGCAAATGCCTCTACGTCTTGAATAAATTGACTTTTCATATTAGTTCCTTTCTATATCGTATTACGTTAATTGATTTAAAATTTCTCTTCGAATAATTTCCCTTGCGCTAAATCTGAATAACCCTTTCTTTTGCTCATGAAAATCCGCAATAGGTATTTCGTTTATATAGTAATAGAAAGCTTCGTAACCGTCTGCAAAGTTGCGAGCAAGAAACCCATTAGGGTGAGTGTTCATATATCTTTCAACGGCTATTATCATTCTTTGAGCATAACCGGGAAACATCTTAAACTCTAATTGCATCTGCTTGTAATTGCAGAGAGGACAGCCGACACAACCGTGACGGCTCAAATTATATGGAGCGTCATAATACTTTGAATATGGTAATCCGTATTTTCGAATATAGCTCCAAACATCTTCTTCTGCCCATGTGAGGATAGGAAGAATATGCTTTGCGCCTTTCATCCATTTTCTTGTATCACACTGCTCCGGCTCATAATCTTTTCGATTTCTACTTTCGGCAGCTCTCATTCCTTCAATACTACGTTTGCCGATACCATATCTTTCTTTTAGTCTTTCACAACAGAATCGTCGGAGCCGTGAAGGAAGTCCTTTTTCTTCAACTAACTGAAAGAATGACTTTTCAGGGTGTATTATCCTCACTTGCGGATAGTGTCTCTTTATAAAGCTAATCGTGCCCGGTGGATCTACTGTGGTGTTAGCGTAGATCGCATTATACTTAATGCCTGCACGTTCAGCTAGGTCAAGTATAACTACACTATCCTTACCTCCTGAGAATCCGAGTGATAGCAGATCGTCACGTTCCATACTGCGAAGGAAGTCTATTGCTTGCTGCTCTTTCTTGTTCATTTCTATCTCGATTTGAATTTCTTGTTTATTTCTTTTTCAGCAGCTCTGGCCCCTTTCTTGAAACCCTCTACAAAGCTGTCAAAACAGGCTCTATGGATTTCTAAAGTGCATCTTTGCATAAGTGGGCAAATCGAGCATTTTTGGCTAAGCCCTGCGGACTTCTTGGCTATTTTCGTTACGTTTTTCATTGGATTTTTAAATTAATTATTACGATTTCTTTCCGCTGCGACTTCACTCATACACATCTTGCACCAGGAGGTGAGACATCGGTATTCCTTATCCCCACATCTGACAGTCCTGTTATAAAACCGGTGGAGCGGAAGGGAACGTCCGCAATGCGGACAAACCTTTCTTCCGGCTTCCGTATCGGCAACCGTCTTGGCTTTACGGTGTACAAGCGTACATCCCCTGCATTCATCCAGTCTGCCTTTGTACTTCCGGCATTTGTGCAGGGAGATGCGCCCGCATGGAGCGAATTTCTCGCAGTCGAATCTAGGTTCTGTATGATAGATGTTCATACGGCACTGTCCATCAAATCAAACAATGTGGGTGCGCTAACTTCCATCTCCGCCTCATACAGATATGAAAGACTGTCTTTCCAATAGTCATAATTTAGTTCAGTAGATAATCCCTTACGTTTCAGTCTGATGGCACAATAAGGTACTGTGCCGATACCTCCGAAGGGGTCAAACACCAACTCACCCTTGTTTGAATACCGTTCAATCAGTCTTTCAACGATATCGAGCTGTAAAGGGCAGATGTGGTTCTGCCGTTTCTTCTGTGACTGCTTGGTATTGAGCGTGCGCATACGGGTGACATCATCCCATATCCAATCTTTCTTGCTTACAGGGTCAACGGCCATAAATGTTTTAGGCAGCTTTCCGTATATTTCCAATTCTTCAGCGAATGATACATGTTCCTCGTAGTTATATATATGTTCACGTTCGTAGTTCCTGAACAGATGGCGTATCTTATCTATTCCGGCTCCTTTCATGTCCTCATAGCTCAATAGAGAGTTACCAGAAGATTTCCAACTTGCATGGGCATCTATCTGCCAACGGGCAAGCGAGTATTCACTCTTATTCTTTGTCACCGGCAAATCAGCATAGGCTCGTGAGGTATCAGAAGGCAACTTTCGGAAGAGAAGAACATATTCCGGGCAACCGATACCCATCTTTGAACCGTCCTTGCACATCTCTGTATATCCAAGCCGATAAGTCTGGTTGTTCTCCCTCACCACATCCGTATCCACTGTAATACGCCCCATGTAGCGGAACCCGTGCTTCAGATAATGGAACACTGTCATTTCGCTGAACGGGTCGATGGTGGGCATACCGTCACCCGTAGCGTTGCCGAACAGTACACGGTCCTTTACATGGATGCAGGCCAACCGGCCGGGCTTTAAAATACGCATAAGCTCCGGGGTGAGATAGTCCATCTGCTCAAAGAACTTGCCGTTGTCTTCATTATGCCCGAAATCATTATAGGTAGGCGTATATTCGTAGTGGTTGGAGAACGGGATACTGGTTACAATCAGGTCTACCGAATTATCTTCCATCTTCTGACATTCAAGTACATTGTCATTATTGATAGCTTTCCACAGTTTGCCGGACTTCTCTTCCCGACTGGCGAACATCCAGCGCATCATCTTTTCCTCTGCCTGTAAACCGAACAAACCGTTCTTGCGGACTATATTGGTCATTCTGGCTACCATCTGGCGGTGTTGCGCCCACTTCTGCATGAAACTCTTGTATATCTCTCCCTCACTTTCTGCATAGACCAGATAGAGGTCAACCGGATGCTGCTGCATGAAACGGTAGATACGGGCTATCGCCTGGAACTTGTCATTAAAACGGTAGTCGATGAACATGATTGCCTTGTGGCAGTGGTACTGGAAGTTCAGACCCTCACCCAGCATCTCCGGTTTTGCGGCCAGATACTTCAGACGGCCGTCCTTGAAATCTGCTATTACCTTATCCGCTTCCTTATCATCTTGCGAGCCATACACAGCCTTACATCCGGGAATTGCCTTGCAGAGTGCCTCACGTTCAGCCTCCAAGTCATGCCATAAAAGGAAATGGTCGTCTTTGTTTTCCGGGCGATTGATTATCTCCACCACACGGGCAATCTTTTCCTGCATGTTGTCCCGGCGTTCCTTTGCAGCATCAGCCAGACCGAGAGCAGCCTCACGGAACATTTTCACCTGCCCGTCACGGTCGGCTCCGGCAGTGGAATTATCCACACTCACGACTTCTTCATGTACCCGTAACTCTGGTAACTCATATCCTGTATCGGGATAACCTAAATCAGACGGTTTGGTGAGGAACAACGCCCATGTACTTACCCATAACCAGAATTCCTTCTCCTTGTGGGGATAGAGGGTAAGATTGTTCGCCTTCGTGCTGTCACGCTGGAAGAACCTTGTAAGTGCCTGCCCGGTATCCATCACTCCAAGGTAGCCGGCATAGTGTATCAGCTCCTTGTATCTGTTGGGTGACGGTGTGGCAGTGGCAACAAACCTGTACGGAACTTCTGCAAACATAGGAAGAAACTCCTGATAGGTCTTGGTTCCGAATCCACGTAACACGCTCGCTTCATCCAATGAGGTAACGGTAAAGTAAGAAGGTTCTATTCTTACTCCGTCCTCGCCGTCACGGACACGCTCATAGTTTGTCACCATGATATTGGTCGGACATTGCTTCACCTCCTGCATAGTACGTACATAGGTCACTTTCATGCCCAGATGCTTTTCGGCCTGTGTCAGGAACTCCACTACTACACGCTTGGGGCAAACTATCAACCCTTTGCCTCCTGTGCGGTTCAGGATTATCCGCAGTATCTCCAACTGGGTTACGGTCTTCTGCATACCGAAGCTGGAGAATATCGCCCTGCAACCGCCGCAAACAGCCCAACGTACCGTATCTTTCACATGGGGATATAAGTACGGGGTAAGTTCATCAGCCTTAACTTCAAATCCTGTCTGATGGCTGATTGCCATCTTGTCTTTTAAAAATTCTATATAATCTTTCATTATGCTATTCTTTTTTTGATTAAACTCATGTTCTTCTCCACCAGCCGGATAATGCGGTCATGATACTCTGATGTTCCGTTGCATACGGCTCTTGACTGTACTATCTGAAACGATTTAAGATTCACTTCGATGGTTTCCACATGTTTTTCTCCGGCTATGGCTGTCATGATCAGACATTCACTGCGTCTGTAATACCTGTTGGCGTATACACAATGGTGCATGACTTTGCCCTCCTTGTAGAACTGGGTTACGCTTTCAAGCGGACGGATGACTATGCCGTCGCCTTTGATTTCCATGCCGAAGAATCTTTCCATCCGGTTGTAGAATGATGCTATATCCTCCTTGAGCTGCTTTTCTTTTTGGATAGCCTTTATTCTGTCCCTTTCCCTTCTTTGCCTTGCCTCAATTTCATTTTTCTTTCTTAGTAATCTGTCGTGCTCGGCTTTTAAATTTTTGGGACATACGTATTTGGCGTTATGCAGATCCTTGTGGAAATAGGACAGCAGGCTTATATAGTCATTCCACATGCTTGCATCTCTGATTATATAACGGTTGCGGTTGCAGATGTTGAAGGACGGTTTATATCGGAGTTGGTAATAGCCCGTTTTGTACATGTGCTTTAACATATCCGTCTGTCCGGTCTTGATACATAATTCCGCATCATTGCCACCTTTCAGAAGGTCTCGTACAAGTTTTGAGGGGGATACATCGGGGAACCGTTTCCCGATTCCCCGCTTTCTCAATTCCGGGATTAGTTTCTTTCTTGGATATATCCATCCCCATATCGCATATAGGTCTCCACGATAATTCCAGCTGTAACTGCCGTATTCACCCTTTATGCTCAGTGGTTCCGAATATATCCATCCGCTGCTTCCCATATTCATCGGTTTTGCCATGATGGTGCGTTTCCCCTCGACGGTGATCCATTCCTGAACCACTTCAAAGAAAGCATAGTGAATATAATCCTGTCTGCTGTTCAAATCAAAATTCCTTTTTCTGGCGTACTTGCAGCATAGTATATGTCTTATGATCTGGAACTCTCCGGCGGTCTGTAAGATGGACATGTACTTTTCTTCCTCGACTTTTCGTTTCCGGCTGACCTTTACGTCCAGTTTGTGGTGGCAGTACGGGCATTCGGTCGTATCACCGAGCAGGGTGGTTCCCAGCTCGCTATTGCTTGTGTCTATCCATGTTCCGCCGCACTCGGAACACCATAGCTCATCCTTGCACCTATATGCTTCGTGGGTGAATATATGTTCTTTCGCCCATTCTTTTTGTACTTCGGTAACGGCGGACAGTTTGCCGCTTAGTCCGGTTACACGTTTCTCAAGTTTCGTTCTCGGTTTCATGATTAGAACAAGCTCATTTGTTGTACATTATCATCCGCTTTCTTTCGGACGTTTTTCTTCCTGAGTGTCTGGTATTGTTCTTCCGCTAGCCGTGCGATTGCTTTGTCACGTGCCGCTTTCTTATCTTCTTCGGTGAGTTCCACAGGTTTGGCGGAGGATGATACGGACGTTTTCTCTCCGGCAGGCAGCCGGTTTATTTTGATATCGTCCTCATCATAGTAGTGCACTGCCATCCCGTAGACCTCCTCGTCTGAAATCGCTACGGCGTTACCACGCTTCCTGGCTTCACCCATGATATAACTACAGCATTCATCAATGCTTTTCTTCTCATTCGCATATTGGGGGGCGAACAGTGAATCTTCTTCCGCCCGTTTGTCCAGATAGGCTTTGATTGCCTGTTTGAAACTTTCATTACTTGCCATGGTTACTTAATTTTGAAGTGGTTGATAATATTTATTTGTGATTGATTCTGATGTTATACTCGCATAAGAATTTTCCTATATCGTCGCTTGCTATATTGGGAGGTGGTGCATTATCTCCGTATATAGCCCGTATTGTATCCTCATTTCCCCCGTATGCCTTCCAATAGGTGTAGGCAGTTAGGTTATTGGGAACGTTAGGAAAAAGTTCTGTGAAGGCGCTGAAATCGTTTTTAGCCTTTTTTTTGAGCTCCTGAATGTTTTTTACTCCCTCAATCATGGCGCACGCTGCATCTTCTATCCGGGTGAAACCTTTTTGGGATTGTTTCATGGCGGTTTCATTGGACAGTTTGACGTGCTCGTCTCTTCTATCCCTGCAAAAGTCCGATAGGGCTACCATAATGGACTGGTTGTTTATCCTGTTTCCCCAGACGAACTGTCCACGGCTTCCGTTTTTAAGCTGTGTGAAGAATATGCAAAGCTCGGCCAGATTGAGAAAATAATAGCTGGCCAATATGCTTAGCGCCGTTTCGGCAAGTTGTTGAGGTGCGATATCAATGCCTGCGTATCGGAGGATTGATTGCAGGTGCTCTGTGATAATCCTGACTGATGTGGCGTTGCCGAAGACAACATTGATGTCCGCAAGGGTGGGAATACCCTCAATCCTGATTGCTTGTGCTAATGTCAGGTTACAATTCAGCTGGGCTTGCGTGCCGGACCAGTTGTCAACCAATTGGGAGGCTGTTGATCCATTTCTCAAGGTCTGCTGGAGCGGTGTCAGTGTCTCCGGCTTTTTCCTGGATTGAGGTATCTGTCCTGGGGACATTATCACAGTGATCTGTTTTTGAAGTCTTGTTTCCATTTTGAAGTCTTTTTTCGATTATCCAAAGGTTAGCCCGGCTGTCCCATCGTTCAATTTTAGCCCCGTTGGTGTTTTTCCAGCTTAGCGCATCGAAGTGGTAGAAGAATATCTCCGCCTGCTGTTCCCAGTCCGGGAGCTTGTCACGGAAGTAATCTTTCACCTGTTCCAGGGTAGGGGCTATAAATTCGGTTTTTGGTTTTGAAGGCTTCTTTTTAGGTTTTTCCTGCTCGGGCTTAAATAACTCGCTAGAGTTATTATTATCTTTACTCTTAAGTCTTATATTAATGTTAGCCTTTTTACTTAAAGGTTTACTTAAGTCATTACTTAAGAGTTTACTTAAGGGTTTACTTAAATCATTTAAGTAATAAACGGGCGATTTCGCATTTTTCTTACCTGACTCAAACTGTAGTAAACCTTTTTGCTGTAATCTGTTCCTGACTTCAATTACGGTTGGTTCTGATATACCGGTTGCGAGGACGATTCGTCTGTTGGGACACTCAAACGGATTCTCCCAACCCCGACTATTGCACTCGTTCAAAAGGAAGAAGTACAAATAAACTTCGTTCGAGGAAAATGCTACACTCTGATGTGTCTTCCAAAATTGGTTTACGTAATCTATATAAGTCATTGTAGGTAAGAATTTACTTCGTTTATGAACTCCTGTAGTGAATGGCAGATAACATACTTGTTTTGGTATCTCTCTGCTTCTGTCTGCCACGTTCGTTGGTGCTCGCTCTGTGTACCCTTCGGTGTCTTCATCTCTATACAGAGGGAAGCCCATCCCTTTTTGGGTATGAGCAAAATCAAGTCTGCTACACCTCTCACTGCTCCTTCATACTTCATCCGTGCTCCTGTCTTGGCATCACGTTTGCCACCGTTGGGCACTGTAAAAAGCATACGAGCCAGTTTGGGATATTGTAACCGGAACCATACCAAACAATCATGTTGTATTTGGCTTTCTGATAATGGTGTTGTCTGTTTCCTCATATTCTTCCGTTGAATAGGTTCATTGCCATATCTACCACATTCTCCTTAACCACATCATCCGTCCCTGTCACTCCGTTGGCTATTCCTTTTTTGGTCTGAATGACATCATACATATATTTGTCGATAGTATCCTTTCCAAGATAGTAGTAACAGTTTACGTTGTTCTTCTGTCCGTTCCGATGCGCTCGGTCTTCTGCCTGCTCACAATCGGAGAAAGTCCATGGGAACTCGATAAACGCCACACGGCTGGAAGCTGTCAATGTAAGACCTGTACCTCCTGATTTGTAGTTAAGGATGATCAGCTTGCAAGAAGGGGCGTTTTGGAAGCGGTCTACCGCTGTCTGTTTTTGAGTAGCATTGTCTTCGCCTGTAACGGTGACAGCTTCAGGGAATATCTTCTTTAATTCCTGTACTACTTCTTTCAGGTAAGCAAAGACTATCAGTTTCTCACCTCCGTCAATCACGTCATGGATGAATTCGGAAAAGACTTTGATTTTTCCCCTGGCTGATATGGCTTTCAATATTCCCATTTTCACCATTACTTCGCCTCTTAATGCCTTGGCCACCTTTTCATCGTCCGCATTCTTGTAAGTTCGGAGATACTGTATCAGGTCGGCTTCCGCTTTGTCGTATTCTTTGCGATTGGATATGTCCACCTCTATATATTGGCGTGACTTGTCCGGCAACTGAGTGAGTACCTTGGCCTTTTCGCGCCGGAAGAAGCAGGTCGATGATAACCTCCAGTTCAGTTCTTTCACATTGCTTGACTGTTTAGGTCCATCGCAGAACCTCTCTACGAAATACTTGTATCCTCCGAAATCCTCTAATCGTCCCATTATCTTGAGTTGTTGTATAAGGTCTGTATTGTTGTTCACTACTGGGGTTCCCGTCAGTTCCAAGATATATTCTTTGCCTTTACATATTCCTTCTACGAACTTGGATTGCTGGGTCTTGGTGGATTTGCACTTGTGTGATTCGTCAATGACTACGGATTTGAATAACGATATTCGTGGATCAAACTCAATGGATTTCATGGTAAACCGTGCATCCTCCTTTACTTTAAGTACAAAAAACTTTTTCAGTGATTCATAATTTGTTATGAATATGTTGCAGCATTTAGTTTCAAAGAAACGGTGCCAACTGGCTTTATTGCGATCATCCAGAATCATGGCATTTTTTCCGGCAAATTTCTTAAATTCACGTTGCCAGTTTATTTTCAATGCGGCCGGACAAATGACAAGGCACGGATACGCTTTTGCTATCGTAACCGTGCCTATTGCCTGTAATGTCTTTCCCAGTCCCGGTTGGTCCCCGAATATGCACCGCTTGTGCTGTAGCGCATAAGCGATGCCTTCTTTCTGATATTCGTACGGTTCCAACAGCAATCCGTGTGGAACCGTAAGTTTTGGAAGGTCGGGAATAGTATAGTCATTATACTCTCTTGTTGTCACTTTGTGCTGTACCCGGCTGCATATCCTTGTCTGTACCGCCCAATCTGCCATCATCCTCACGTATTCCTTATCTTGTAGAGATACCTTCCAAGCTTTTTCGTCAGCGATATAGGCTGCCCGGATATTCTGTTTTACACTTGGAATCCGTTTGACTAGCTCCACTAATCTTGGATGGTATGGGAAGGCTAGTTTGAAGCAGTTGGGGGTAGTAGTTACGCAAAATGGGGACGGCGGTATCATGATGCAAGTTGTTTGACTTTACGTGGTTTACGTGATTTAATTTTCTTTCCGTTCATTATTATGTCAACCCCTGCATCATTCATAGCCTGCTGGAATTCCGCAACCTCTTGATTGAAGTCTGTACCGGCTTCTGGAATGGCGTCCGGTTGTACGTCTGCGTTCGCCGTGTCTTCCTCAAACGGAAGTTCCTGTTGTACAATTCGCCATTTTTTGTTGAACAGATACTCTTTGACTTCGAACTCACAGGATTGGATTTCCTGCTCCAGCTCGAAGGCATTGATATACGATTCATTCTCATTATTGAACATGGTGAACGGAGCGCATAGGTTTAGAACTTTTCCTGTTTTGAGAAAACGTTTGGCTACCAGAGTAACCCCTTCATTATCTCCATCTCCGCCAATGGAATACCCTGTAACGTCAAGCACCTGTCCTATGATATCAGGCACTTCATCTACTGATTCTATACCGTCCACTTCTTTCTGTTCTGTAAGCAAAGCGGCGTGGGGATTCAGTTTGCTGAATGCATTGATAAGGTCTGATGTTACCAGGTTCTTGCCTTCTACGGTGGTTGTACCATTCTCATCCTTGTAGGTGGCCACCAAGGTACTGTCCTTGGTGATTTTAGCTTTTATGATCTTCATTATCTTCTATATTTATATTCGTTGACAAATTCGTTATAATAACGGTCTTCCGGAAGGGGAAGTGTTATTCCCAGTTCCGTGGCTGCATCTGCTTTGACCTTATTCAAAAAGTCCGTCATTTGCAGTGTGTTCAGTTTCGATGTGCTTCCGGCTATGACCGTTTCTTTTCCTTTGATAATGGTTGTCCTTCGTAGATATAGGTTGCAGTAATAATCGTGTACGTCCTGTTTGTCCGTTCCTGTTTCCTGTTCGATACAGGTAAACCAAAGCCACATTAGGGCGTTTTGACTTAATGTGCGCGGCTCTGTGTAACGTTCGATAATTAACCTGTAACGACCGTTACGGAGCTGCGAGCACATGAAATCAAAGGACTTGTTCAGTGTTACCACACCTTTTTCTTTTATAAGGATAGCTTCTTGTGCCATTATTCCAGTCCGAAAATCTTCTTGTCCGTGATAGATTCTCTATTAGCTTCCAAAAACTCTATGAAATGTTCTACGTGTGCCGTGAGCAGTTTCACTGTCTGTTCGTGATTGTAAGTATAATATTCCGGATATTGCGTACCACTGATAAGCGGTGTGCGGCTGGTACCGCCTTTCAGCGCATAAGCCGTAAACTCAAATGCCTTTATGCTTTCCATCTGACCGGAAGCAATTAGGCAATAAGGGTAGACATGGCGCTGCCACCCGTGGGCGTATTTGCCGAACTCGTATTTAGATGTGGATTTTATGTCATAAACAACATCCTTTCGGAGTTCGTCGATAAATCCGTATAACTCCACATTTCCGTACTGGGTAGGAAGAATGGCGGATACATAGACCTGACTTAATGAGCCTTTGAAATACTCTGCCTGTTCGATACACCATTGTCTGTCGAAAAGGAAATGCCGTGCAGGTGCGATATCCGTTGCTGGAAAAGCTACTTGTATGGTATTGGTTTCCTTATCGCCAATGATGGAGTAGGGGGAACGCTCTGTCGGCACGTGATTTTCGCAATGGACATAGCAGTCAATGATAGCATTGAAGGCTGTTCCCTTGTCGGCTGCTTCACTCTCAAACGGTACACGATTGATAGCATCCAGAAGGTCTTGCTTCAGGCTCTCTTCGATTTCTTCCGGAGAGCGTTTATACTCTCCGGTTTCATTATCAATGTTCCAGAAGTTTTCCACTTCTTCATCAGCTCTCAGATACTTGTCGAATTTGTCAAGTAATGAGGGATAGATTCTATAACTAGGCTGCTTCATATATTTTTTTTACTTTGTCGAATTTCAACCCTAATTCCTTGCATCTTTTATTCAGTAGCATACCTGCTTGTAATTTGCTGTCGAAGATATGCTGCAGGCTCTCCAGTGATTGTTTCACTTCGTTGGCCGTGTCCGCATCCGCTACCATGGCTATCTGTTCCTTGATAACTTCCATAAGACCTTCATATTCGGAGGACAGTTCTGCCTGTTTTTCCTGATAGGTCTGATAAGTGTTTACAATCTTTGTCATAAAGTCGTTCGGTCCGGTGATTGTACCTTCTGCATTAATGATAACTGGTATCTTTATGCGTGCCGGAAGATTGCAGGTATTCTTACCGTAGAATTTCTCGCACGGATCAAAAGAGATGGTTCTGTCCTTACCTATGGCTTCCATATAGCCTACAAGATCAAGCTCTTTAATCAGGTCACCGGCAGAAGAACCTCCGATTTCCGGGCGTATCTGTTTGTCCTCTCCGTTCTTTTCCTCGCGTTCATGGGCTACGAATATTACTGATTTACCCATTAGTGTGACTTGGTTTACGAAGTTGATGAACATATTCTTTCGTACTCCATATCCTTGCAGGGACAGTGTGCCATCCGCTTTCTTCATTTTGGGATTGTTTTTCATTATATATTTATCCATGAAGGATAACATTTTTCCTGCCGTATCAATAACGATGGTCTTGTATTCGGCAATTTCTCCGCTCGTAAGAACTTCATCCACCTCTTCCCATTTGGAAATTTGTACGGTGTCTACACGGTGGGCTGCATTCACACGGTGAACGCCACCGTCAAAGTCCAGGAGTAGTGGCTGGGGAGAGCTTAACGCCAGTGTGGTCTTTCCCATACCAGGTTGTCCGTAGATTAATGCCGACAGGGCATTCTTAACTGTCAGTTCGTTAGGTTTTTTGATAAGTCCCATAATCAATAATTTTTAGTGGTTAATAAATGAGTTAAAAAAAATAGTTCCCGGATAGTCGGCCAGGACACACCGGGATAAATAAGGATATAGAATATAACATATAAAGAGGGCTCTCACCTCACGCTGTCCTTTCCAGCGGCTTTGGGTTAAATTATTATCTAACAAATTGCTCTCTGCTTCACTGCCTTGAAGTCTCTAACATGGCTACGTTTAAAGGGTGTACGGCTCCCTCTCTTTGGGTGTGGGTAATACAGGATTCGAACCTGTATCTGTATTCCTCCTGAAAACAATCACAAACCGTCTGAACGTAAAGAAAAAAGTGAATACCGCTTTTCCATTAAGCTAATTACCCGTGTGGCTTATGCCACTTTCTTTTTTAATTTTCTAGGCTTCCTTGGCATTTTGACCTGTGCATAACGCAGGACATCACTGGCATTGCAGAACCATTTCCCGTTTTGTGCGCATGTAGGCTTGTCGGAACGTATTTTGTTTTCTTCGATCAGTCTGATAAGCCTTCCTATGCCTCCAACTATTTTGGCCGCTTCTCTTTTACCGAATGTATGAGTGTCCATGATGGCTAGGATGTCTGCTAGCCGTGCTTCTGCCGTTCCATCAAATAAGATGGATGTCCGTAGTTGGTTGTTAACTGTATAGTTCATAATCTGAATCTGTTTTTGTTCGTCTTGTTCTTGATACTTGGGTGGTTCTTGTCTTTGCTCTGCTGCATTGTCTCATGTCGGGATGAAAATCCAATGCGGCAATGACAAGGAACAGGATGGAGAAGAATAGCTCAAGCCCGTGTTTACGTATCTCTTTTATATCGAAGTTGATCTTCATGCGCTCACAGAACATGTATAATACAAGCTCGGTATCTTTGGAAATACCCAGCTTTTTGTATATATCCCGCTTCTGTGCTTTGATGGTCCATTCCGAGCGTTGCAGACTGTCGGCTACTTCCTTGTCGGCCAAACCCTTGCAATATTGTTCGGCGACAAGATGCTCGCGCTTTGATAGCGTAATCATGACACACGCTGGATTTTGAACTCTCCGCGCTTGCGGTCAACCTCTCCTGTTCGTTTCCAATCGGCATTTTCTACACACATCTCCAATCTTAGTCTGGAAATGGTTGTGTTGACGGAAGATATCGCACGCACAGGGAACACAACGATATCACCTACCTTCATCGCTCTCAATGTGGCCGCCCAATTTTCTGTTACTTTTACCATATTACTTTAATTTAGCGAGTTTAACGATGTTGTCTAGAGCATTAATGCTGCTTTCGTGTCGTGCCTGTAGGCGGGTGAACGAATCGAACCACATGTCGCTCTGTTCCTTGACTTCTTTAAGGTCTTGTTCCAGTTCTTGCACACGTCTTACAAGGTCTTCGTGTGTCATGCTTTGTAATTCTTCTACTGTTGTCATAGCTTTATTTTTTTTGATTTTCAATATTGTCAAGTTCGTTGCTTATCACTAATGATGTTACCGCGAAGGCGGTGGATGCTATCCAGAACCATACGCCCATATCGCACATGGTAATAAGGAGTATCGCGTATGATACTGCGCATAATATTGATATTGCTTTCATTTGATTGTGTATTAGTTTTGTTCCCCCAAACCAATCCGATTGGCGGCATCACGCTTTTATTGGGGGATTTACTTAACTTTGTGGTGTCAAACAAAAAATTAAGTATTATGAACAAGTTTGTTGAAATCACCGTGGATGGTGAAAAGTGCATCATCAATACAAGTGCAGTTCAGCTTGTAAAGCCTACCGATGAAGGTACATTGATTTTATTTCAAAATGGGAAGGTGTGTCGTAATACACGATGCGCCTTCTTTTTTTTCATTGACTATAAAAATCGACTCATTTTTTTAAGCTGCGATATTTTGAGGATTTCTT